CCACCGCGACCTGAAGCCCGAGAACGTGCTCATCGACGCGGAGAACCGTGCCAAGATCACGGATTTCGGGCTCGCGAGGGTGCTGCCAACGACCGAACCGACGGCCGGCACACCGGTGGGTTCGGCCCTGTACGCCTCCCCGGAGCAGCGGGCGGGGGTCGCGTACGGCACCGAGACGGACATCTACAGCCTGGGCATGATCTTGTTCGAGCTGGTCTACCCGTCCGTCACGGTCATGGAGCGGCTGGAGCGCGTGGATCGGCTGAAAAAGGACGAGGAGCCGGTTCGCCTCATCGATCGAGCCATCCGATCCATGATCGGCATCCCGGAGAAACGACCATCGGCCAGGAGCCTCCTCGATTTTTTTTATTCAAAAGGAACGGGGATGCTGTAGTTGCAGCGGCTCTCGTAGTGGATCGTCGTCTCGTTGAGGATCGCGCCGGCAAGGCGGTCGCGAACGAGATCGTTGAGGGAGAGGTCTTTGACCATGCCAAAGAGGGAGAGGCGGGTCGCGTCCGAAAAGAGGATGTAGGATCCCGAATCCGTACCGACCTCAAAGAGGCAGAGCCCGGGATGATGGATGGGCAGTCCGAGGAAACACGTCCGGTTCTCGAAAGAGGGATCGACAATCATGGAGCCCTTCAGCAGGATCTTTGCGTCCTGGTCGTCAGAGCTGGAATCGAAGAGGAGGAGCCGGTAGAGGAGCTCGCGGTCGCCGATCGGACGGAAAGCCGCCACCATGCACCGGTAATCGGAGGGTCGCGCGGTGTGGTACGACTGGTAGTAGACCGAGTCCATGTACGAGTAGCGGTAGTATTTCTTGCGCGGGAGGCCGGCGACCACGGCCGCGAGCCAGACCAGCGCGGTCAGGATGCGCATTTTTTTTTTACAGAGAGATAAAAATGGATGACATCATCATCGAACTGTTCCGTGAGTGGCTCAACCAGAGAATGGACGGATTCATCGAATTCCTGAAAAGACGCGATCCAAAAGACAGAGACTCTGAAAACATCCGACGGTCTATGTAAAGTGCGATAATTTCCTGAGACGCAGAGAACCGCGTTTCTATTTTCCACCGCTGGAGATGATGGATAGGCTGAGGCGGCTGGTTCTCCAGCCACGGGTGTACCACGAACAGCTCCTGTCCAAGATGCTCAACACGCCCGCCATAATCAACAAATTCATCCGGCAGCAGCAGGAGAAAAAACGAGACCAGTTCGGTAAATCTTCTGATCAGCAGCGTCGGCTCGGCACAACTCGATAGGCATCGCACGACCGTAATGGCTCGTCATGATATTTTTCAAAAGACGACAGATCTGGTGAATCTGACTAATCATCATTGGTATTTCGTGCCGAGCTCGTACCGGCCGTGCGCACGCGGAATCAGGCCCATCGATTTGAGGCTCGAGACGAGCGTAAAGCCGATGCTCTCGCCCCGGCGGTAGCGCCACAGGACGTCGCGGACGCGCGCGACGGTCTTCATCGGGCTCAGCGCCGCCCGCGTGGCAGTGATCGGAAACGGCCTATCCATTTTATCTCTCTAGTTTTTTGAAAACTAAAGAGAAATGTCGTTACGAGGCAGCGATCAGGCCTTGAAGATGTGCTGCTGGATCTGTTTCTGCATCGAGTAGTAGGTCAATTTCTCGTCGTCTTTCAGATGGAACAGACCCTTGAGCGTGTTGTCGGGGATGATCTCCCGCCGATCCGCAGGATTCTGGAGCTCTTTCTCCTTGATGTACTGGCACAGCTTCTTGGTGACGTGGACGCGGGTGATCTCGTCCTGGGGATTGGTCTCCAGGAAGCCCGCGAGCTCGTTCGACACCTTGATCGGCTTCATGAAACCGCTGGTGTTCTCGGGTCGCGTCTTGTTCTCGTCTTTGGGACGGATCTTGAGCACGCGGCCCGTGTCCGAGCGGATCTGTTTGAATTTCTTGAGGAGCTGGTTCTTGACGTTCTTGAGCCCGCGCTCGATCGGGATGTTGCCCAGGAAATGCTCCAGCGCGTCGTGAAACGACTCGACATCCTGGTAGAGACTTTCTTTGGTGACCACGCGGCGCGTCCGCTTGACGGGCTCGGCCGCGGCCTCGGTCGCAATGATCTCCGCGTTCTCGTCGTCCTCCTGTGCCACGACCTCCTCCTCCACCACGGGAGGGAGAGGAGCGGCCACGACCGGCTCCGGAACAGCCGGAGCCGCCGGCGCGGGCACGGGCTCCGTCGCGACCGCGACCGTCTTCTTGACCACTTTCTTCTTTTTCGGCACGCCCTCGGGCTCCACGGTCTTGACGACGGCGGCCGCCGCGGCGGTCGGCGCGGCCGGAGGAATTTTCGTATTGCGGATCTCCTCGGGACGAACCTCCTGGACGGCCACGGGCTGGGAGCTCGAGATGGGGGCGGCGACGGCGCTACGGGCAGGCTTGGGCATCTTTTTACCTTGTGTTTTGGATGTCCTTAAGCCTGTTCAGGCGCTGATCAGTTTTTATTGGGTTAAGGAGGCCGGCCCGGTGGAGAAACGATGTGGCCGGAGTGTGTCGCGTGCTTTCTGTCCTACTTTCCGGCACCGATCCAGCGGGCGGTGTACGGGCTCGCGGGGATCGGGACGCGGCCGATGCGCTTCGACGTGGTGTCCTCCCTGTGGGTGGGCTACGAGCTGACGGATCCGGCGCCGGTGCTCGCCCGGCTCCCGCCCGGGCTGGAGGTCGCGGCCGTGCGTGTCTTTGCGGACGATCCCGCGGAGCGTCCGATGATTTTTTTCAATGCTTTCCGTGTGGACGCCACGTATTTCCGGGGCGGTCGTCTCGAGGTGGCGACGGTGGTTCGCGACACGGCCACCGGTACGCACCACTTTGTCATCCTGGAATACCTCACGGACACGGTCTCGAGCGATCCCGAGCATCTCTTCCGCCGTCCAGACGTGTCGGCGATGCGCTTCTCGGACGACGCGCTCCGGTGCTCGACGGCGGGTTTCTCGGTCGTGTCGCGAGATACGGGAGAGGACGCGCTCCTCGACGAGCGCTTCGCGGTGGAGGCGAACCGGGAGATCTACTACGGCACGGCTCGACCGCACAGGCCGAACGTGCTGGAGTTTGACGAAAAGGCGGTCAGGAGAGTGAGAAAGATACGCACGGCCTCGGTACACAACGACCTGTGGGCGGACGCCCGAACGGCCGAGCCGCTCGTGTCGTTTTATTACCCGGGCAGCGTCGGGTTTACCATCGTTCCATAGTCTATTTGTTTTTTTTTCTTGCCGGCAGATAGGAAATCATGTCGTCATCCATCTTTCTCGGCGTCTTTCTCCCGGAACAGACCCTCCGCGACGGCTGCCTGAAAGCCATCGAGCTCGCGCTGGCGGATTATCCCTCGAACCGGCTCATCGTGCGGTACTATCCGACGACGCTGGTGGGAGAGGTTCCGGCGCAGGCCGACCGCTTCCTTGCGGACTCGGCGGGGAACGTCGGGTACCGCGCCGCGCTCACCGCGAGCAGCTCGCTCATGCTGGCGTTCGATACCTATCTGAACCGGCCGCCGCGTTCGCTCGGCGTGATCGTCCTGGACGTCAATGCCAGCGCGGACGCGCTCTCCGATCTCCTCACACCCGACGCACTGACCTATGGATATTTTAATCGCTACCTGGTCTCGAGCTTCTACCAGATCTTTGCCTCGTACACCATGCGGCGCGTGCTCGTGTACTACGATCCCGATCCCGCACGCTACGCGCTGTACCAGGAAGACCTCCTGCGCCAGCTCGAGGAGCAGGCCGCGCTGCTCTCCGTCCCGTTCGAAAAACGGGTTCTCGGCTCGCCGCCCAAGACGGTGTGCCCGAGGACGGCAACCTACATCATCTGCACGGCCGCCAGGCTGGAGACGCTCTTTGTCTCGTCGGGATTCGTGGGACAGTTCCGGCAAGAGTGCTGGATCATGATGGGCGACATCACCCAGAACCTCCGGAACATCTTCTCACCGGTGCCGGCGTGGGTGGCGATCCCCTGGCCGCTGGACTTTACGGCCACGTCCTCGAGTGTCTATCTCCGCACCGGACAGACCCCGGGATCATCGACGTACGAGATCTATCCGACCTACCAGATCGTCTACTCGCTGGCCGTCTGCAGCGCGGACGAGACGGTCTACCTCGAGCCGTTTACGCTGTCCGTCTACCTGGGGATCAACTCGTTCGAAAACGTCCCGCCGCCGTGGGTGTACGCCAACTCGTTCTCGCAAGAACGACGCGGCCTGCTCTACGGGCTCTCCGTCAGTGTCTTTTCGGCGAACGTCCTCTATGAGGGCTACGAGGCGCTGTACCTGGAGCATTACGTTTCCGGCACGCCCCAGCTGACCGAGAGCACGTCCGTTTTTGTGACGACGGGCTACACGCCGTTCTATCCGGCCGGCTACTGGTACAACGAGAACACGGCGTGGTACATCTACGACGGCTGCGACCGGCTCCTCCGTGTCCGGAACAGCGCGGACGTGACCGGTTTCGGCGACGGGACGCTGACCCAGAACGGCCTCCAGGAAACGACGTTTGTCTACACCACCGATGCCGAGGGACGCTTCACGGCGCTGGCGGCGCTCGTGGACGCGAAGCGGATCCGCTGCGTGTCGCCCACAATGTCCGTCCGGAAAAGAAAACAAATCTTTTACGGCAAAAAATAAGATAGTACTAAAAGAGTCATGCGGATCTTCATGTACGATAACGACAGGGATAATTTCCGGGGGATGGAGCCGGAGGTCGAGTGCGTCTACGTGGACAGCACGACGCCGAACCCCCTCGTCACCGATCCCGGTGATCCCTACGGCTACTACGAGGGCTTTGCCAGGAAATACCCCCGGAACGCCTACATCCGCTTCATCCGCTCGCGCGGCGAGCCGCCGGAGCTGTGCCTCCAGGAGCCACAGCCCGGGAACGGCATCACGGAGGCCATGATGGACTCGCTCCTCCGGATCGCGGCACGCGACCCCGCGACCCAGAAGATTGTTTTTTTTGACTGGGACGGGACGCTCATTGTGACCGAGGGGATGAACCCGTTTTCCGTCGATGCCGTCGGCCGCGGGGTGATCGAGGGACAGCTGGCGTTCCTCATGGGCGGACCGGAACGCCTCAAGCGCATCCGACAATTCTTCCGTCTCCTCCACCGGCTCTCTGTTGACATTTATATCCTCACCAACAACCAGATGTTCCTGGGAAATCTCAAGGAGGTCTTTTATCGCTACATCGACGTGCTGACCCCGTACATCCCGCGAGACAATATTTACGGCTCCGTGCGTGTCGTCCACACCTCCAGGAGATCCAACAAGGCTCTGTACCTGTCGCACCGGGAAAAGATCTGGAAAAGAGAAAAGACGATCCCCGCCTCCTCGTTCCGGGTCTCCGGCTCGATCCTCCGGGATCATCTCGGCGCCCTCCGCTCGGACGAGATCATGGTTCAGGCTTTCCGGGAGCGTCCCGCGATGTCCGTCCAGACCGTCCTGGACAGGGACGGCACCATCAACGACCTCAAAAAAAAGAGCGGCGTGCGGGGTGTGTACTATTTCGAGGGACGGAGGATGGACGGGAACGAACGGATCCGGGACGTGACCAAACACGCCTCACCCGTTTTTGTCGTGAAAAAAAAATAAGAGAATGGATAAAAACATGTCTTCGAAATGCGTCATCAGCCACGAGCCGCGATTCCTGGCCAGGAAGGCTCCCCCCTACGACGAGAAGCACTGTCCCGTCAACATCCTCAAGCACGGCAACGACGGCAACCTGTACATCCTCCGAAAAGAAGCCAAGGATAAAAAAAAATGGGTCGTGCTCAAGCAGGAGGATCTCACCCCGGATCTCGTATACCCTTCTATCTCGTCGCCCTCCGTGTGGCGGTCGTCGTCTCCACGGCGTCGTGTGTCGTCTCCACGGCGCCGTGTGTCGTCTCCACGGCGTCGCGTGTCATCTCCGACGCGTCGTGTGTCGTCTCCACGGCGCCGTGTGTCGTCTCCACGGCGTCGCGTGTCATCTCCGACGCGTCGTGTGTCGTCTCCACGGCGTCGCGTGTCATCTCCGACGCGTCGTGTGTCGTCTCCACGGCGTCGCGTGTCATCTCCGACGCGTCGCGTGTCGTCTCCGACGCGTCGTGTGTCGTCTCCGACGCGTCGCGTGTCGTCTCCGACGCGTCGCCGTTGAGCGTCTTTTTCTCTATAAAAGCGCGGGCGGTCTCGTACCCGATGGAAAAGACCTCTAGGAGGACGTTCTTGCTGATCTGAAAATTCAGGGACTGGAAATGCTTCAGGTCGATCTCGAGGAGGTCGACCCTGTCCGTGAATCTTTCATTAAAGAGCAGCTCCAGGTGTCGCGACGGGATGGCCAGCATGTTGTACACGTAATTCAGGAAATTATGGGTCGACACGTGGACGCAGGCCGGGTCGTTGTTCTCCCGGAAAGAGATCCCGAGCACGCAATCCATCCCCTCCTCTACCCGGAACAGGGGAAAACCGACAAACAGCCCGCCGTCCAGGTAGTAATCACCCTCGTACTGGAACGCCTCGAACAGGAAAGGCACGTTCGACGACATGCGGAGAGCCGTCAGGCACGGCAGATCTCCACGAGTCGAGGGCTCGAGGAACTCGTGCCGCATGCGCGTGTAGTTGTAGGTTCCGCAGATCAGCGTCTTGCCGAACTCTTTCTGGAGGGCGCCAAGGGTCAGGAGCCTCCCGATCTTCTCGATCGTCATCTTCTCGATCATGTCGTTGAGGATGGAGAAAGAGACGGCGCCGAGGCCAGAGACCGCGCTGAAGACGTCGAACTGCGCCATCCGCTTCAGCCAGTCCGTCTGGCAGAGCCGCACCATGATCTCGATTGGCGTGTACCCTATGCACACGAGGTAGGCGATGATGGAACCCACCGAGGTCCCGATATACCTGTCCACCGTCGAGAGCAGGCCGCGATCCACCAGGGACTGGAGCGCCCCGAGCAGCGCGATGCCCTTCAGGGCTCCGGCCGAGAGCACCACCGTGTCGTACATGACGATTTTATCGATCGACAAATTTTCGGATCCGACCGGCTCCCGACCATTTCTGTCTTTAGATGTTTTTTCATCTTTTCATCTGCTGCTGCTGCTGCTTTGTGCGAACCTGCGTGGGGAAGACGAGGGTGTCGTTGTGGATGGTCTCGTAGTCGTGACCCTCGATGGTGAGGATACCTCTTTCCCTGAGACGGTCGAGGTACATATCGGTGAGGCCGCGCAGCCGTGTTTCGTCTCTCTCGCTGAACTCTTTCTTGAAAAGATCGGCATAACAGAGTTGGAGAAATTGTTTTTTTTCGCCCCGCATGCTTAAATACTCGTCAATATCGGAAAAGAGGATGTTATGACCCTCTTCCACGCTGAATCCAAACATCTCGCACAGGACTCGGAATGCAGGTCGGTAGATCCCGAGAACGATCCCTTTGTGATCGAAAGCCATCATCTCTACGTCTTTCTCCGCGAGGCGTCTCTTGATATTTTCGCTCTGGATGATGTACGGCACCAGCTCGAAATCGGTGGCCTCGTCGGGGTAGCTGGCCACGGGCTTCAGCAGCGAGAGGCTCACAAAAGGCGAGTCGAAAACGAGATCCCGGAATCGGGCACGCTGCCCACCCCGGAAAAGTCTTTCCTGAGGATCGGTAAGGGCCTGAAAAGCCTGTTTCAAGCGTATCCATGGACCCCATCGCGGGTTGGTGTACACCCATCGCCGCGCGCCGCTGTGTTTCTGGATGCCGGGTCGGACAAAAGGATAATCTTTCGGTATCGTCACATGGAACTCCTGATCGTCTTTCCTCACAACGAGACGATCCGATCCGGCTCGCTCCACCGTGTAGCCCTGTTTGTTCAGATTGCGGATCTCGTTTTGGAGCCGTTTGTTGCTCAGACGATCCGATCCGGGTTGCTCCACCGTCTCGCTCATTTTTATTCCTGCCCGATATAATTTTAACGAACCGGCTTAAAGACGTGATTTCTTTAACCCAAATGACTCCCTTGCTGGAAGAATATTTCCGTCTGTACGAGCGGCACCGGGCGGAGCTGACGGGCGAGACGGTGGTGATGCTGATGCAGGTCGGCAGCTTCTTTGAGGCCTACGAGGTCGACGAGCCGTCGCGGGGCTGCGCCCGGATCGTGTCGGACGTGCTGCGGATGCACCTGACGAAAAAGAACGGCTCGAAAGAGGCCTCGGAGGCCAACCCGTGGATGGTGGGCTTCCCGTCGTACGTGCTGGGGAAGCACCTGGCGAGGCTGAACGACGAGGGCTACACCGTGGTGGTCTACGAGCAGAAAGCGGTGGACGGCGGCCGGCAGCCGGAGCGCGTGCTGAAGGGCGTGTACAACGACCTGATGCGCTACGAGGGCGAGGACGACCTCCTGCCGGCCGTTGTGGATCGGCGGCTCTTTGCCGTGCTGCTGGATCGGTACCGGGAGAGCCCGCGGACGAGCCGGACGCGGTGCCTCTTGTCGGCGGTGTGCGTGGACATGAGCTCGGGCGGCGTGCTGGTGTGCGAGAACGACACGGACGACCACCTCCGGGAGCTCCAGGCGTTCCTGCTCCACTACTCGCCACCCGAGGTGATCCTGTGCCTGGAGGGCGTGTGGCCGGAGGAGGAGGCGGTGGTGGTGGAGGGTCTGGTTCAGAAGAGCACGCGGATGATGCGCGGGACGGCGGCCTCCGAGCCGACCATGACGGGCGTGTTCGGCGAGGTGTACGGCGCCGGCTGCGTGCCGGGACTGGAGCGGCACGCGTCCGTCTCGCGCGTCCTGGCGGTCGCGCTGATGCACATCCGGCGGCACGACCCGGTGCTGGCCACGAAGCTGCGGCCGCCGGTCTTTGCGGAGGACTTTGGCGACGCCACGGAGTACAACACGGACGCGTTCATGGAGCTCAACATTGCCGGGATCGGCGAGCGCCGGCGGGCCGGCGTGGCCGCGTCGCGGCAGAAATCGCTCCGGGACATCCTGGCCGCGCCCATGAGCAGCCTCGGCCGCCGGCGGCTGGACGCCATGATCCGGCGGCCGATCCACGACGCCGGTCTCCTCCGCGACCGCCAGAAGTGGCTGCGGTATTTCTGGGAGACGGAGGCGGCGGTCGGCACGCGCGTCCCGGACCTCGAGTGGCTGCTGCTGCGGTGGCGGCGCGGCCGGCTCACGTACCGGCTCTGCGGCCAGTTCCTGCGCTCGCTGGTCTCGGTCTATGAGGAGACCGTCGCGGCCTACCCGGAGTGGTGGGACGAGGACGCCGCGGCGCTCGTCCGCGAGATCGGAGAGTGCTTCGATCTGGAGCGGATGATGGGCGAGGACCTGGATTTCCTGCGGTGCGCGTCGGAGGAGATGGACGAGTACCGGCGGCGCCAGGAGGAGTGCCGCGCGGAGCTGGCGGCGATCGGCGAGGAGTTCAAGGAGACGTTTCGTCTCCAGGAGGGCGCCGAGGGCGAGTGGTTCCTGGGCTGTTCGGTCAAGAAATGGGACACCTACCGGTACCGGAACGCCGGCTCGCCGCTGTACGAGCTCTCCAAGAACAAGGCCACGGTGCGCGTGAGCCTGGAGCGGCTGGATCGGGCGGCGACCGCGCTGCGCTTCCTGCTCCAGGAGAAGAAAGACCACGTCGCGCGCGGCTACACCGAGGTCTCGGAGGCGTTCCTGGGGGCACACGGCGAGGCGCTGGCCGCCATGATCGACCGCGTCGCGCGGCTGGACTGCTGCGTCTCGCTGGCGCGGTTCTTCCGCGAGAACGGGTACTGCTTCCCCGAGATCCTCGACCGTTCCACAGAGAACGGCTCGTCGGTCGTGCGGTGCGTCGAGCTGCGGCACCCGATCTACGAGCGGATCGAGCGGGATCGGCTCTTTACGCCGTACACGGTGGAGCTCGGCCGGGAGACGCGCGGGATGCTCCTGTACGGGATGAACAGCTCGGGCAAGAGCACGATGCTCAAGACGCTCGGCACGGCGGTGTGGCTGGCGCAGTGCGGCTTCTGCGTGCCGGCGACGGCGTTCGCGTGGACACCGTTCCGGACGGTGCTGAGCAAGATCGGGACGTACGACAACCTGTACGCGGGCCACTCGACGTTCGTGGCCGAGATGAACGAGCTGAACACGATCCTGCGGCGCTCGTCCGAGAGCGGGCTGGTGCTGTGCGACGAGCTGACGTCGGGCACGGAGACGCGCTCGGCGACGGGGATCGTGGCCGCGACGCTGCGGCATTTCCTGGACAAGGACATTACGTTCCTCTTTACGACGCACCTCCACGCGGTCGTGCGCATCCCGGCGATCCGCGACGACCCGCGGCTGAGCATCCGGCATTTCCGTGTCGAGACGAGCGAGGAAGCGCGTGACGCGCTGCTGATCCGGGACGTGCGGCTGCGGTACGACCGCCGGCTGTACGACGGCCCGGGGGACGACCTGTACGGGATCGAGATCGCACGGACGCTCGGCCTGCCGCCCGAGCTCGTGGCCTCGGCGTTCCGCTTCCGCGAGGCGGTCGAGGTCGTGGTTCACGAGGAACACGCGTACCAGGCCTCGCGGTACAACCGCGGTCTCATCATGGACAAGTGCCGGCGGTGCGGGTCGCGGACGAGCCTCCACACGCACCACATCACGCCGCAGGCGGTGTTTACCGGCGGCAAGACGCCGCCGGGCGCGCACAAGGACGGGCTGTACAACCTGGTCGTCCTGTGCGAGGCCTGCCACGAGCGCGTCCATCATCACGAGAGCGAGATGGTTCTCTGAAGACAATTAGTGATCTTGCCTGTCGTGGTTCCAGGGGAATTTCCGATCAGTGTCGGACCGGATGCACACGCTGGCATCATACTCATAATTGTTGGCGGGGCAGATGCTCAAACTGATAGTTTTATAATCCGCCTGATTGGTGAGTGTAAAAGAATAGGTGTTGCCAGCATTATTATTCGCTGCGATAGAAAGGTAGAGCGTGACGAGGCTGTAGGTGCTGGTTGGAAAATCAACATGTTGAATGGATCCGGGAAATTGAGTTGATTCGTGTTCGTTATGCCAAAATCACAGGCGTCATAGCCAAATTGACTGGTCGTAGGTTGGTATGAACGAGACGGTGGAGTTCGTACAGGTCATGCCTCTCTATATCCTTAGACAACTTTTTTTCTCTCATCGGCGCCGCGGCACGACAAGTGCCGGCGGCGCGGGTCGCGGACGAGCGCCGTGCGAGGCCTGCCACGAGATGGAAGCCGGCGACACCACGCAAAAAATTTTTTTGGAAATGATCAAATGAACCCTATCTTTTCTGATAACGTCGATACCGTGCGCAATCACCTCGACGCGGGCGGTGATCCGAACGCACGGTTGCCCGGAGGAATGTCTTGGCTGGCTTTTGCGGTCAATCGCAACAATCTCGACATTGCGAGGCTGTTGCTGGATCGCGGGGCGGACGTGAATGCCGTCGATCAAAACGGGAGGAGTGTCTTGTTTTTCAGTCGATCCGCCGAGATGCTCCGGCTGCTATTCAGTCGCGGCGCGGATGCTACCCGAGTCAGCCATGCTGGAGAAACCGTGCTCCACGTCCTGGGTGAGTACAGTGATGTCTCGCCGGATATGCTCCACCTCCTCGTGGAGCGGGGAGCGAGCCTCGAGGCGAGGGATAGGGAGGGGAGAACGGCCGAGGAGCACCTGGACAACATGGTACAAGCGCGCGGACACACGCGTCCCTGGCAGTGGAGTCAACGGTTGGTGCGGAAGAGGCAGCATCTGGCGAGGCTGGCACAGCGCAAGCAGAGGAGCGATCTGCTCACCAGGATTTCCGTGATCCGCGACGCGTCGGAGGCCGGGGCGCACGGACATCCCGTACCACTTTTCCTGAGGGAAAGGATCCAGAAAGGACATGGACTCCCCAAAATGAACGTTCCCGACCAGGAAGCGCGTAGGCGTCTCGATTGGATCACACGTCATTACCAGAATTACCGAGGATGGTTCGAAGCGGGTACTTTTCCGCTGACGGAGGATCAGAAAACGGTTTCCCAGAGAGCGCTGCGGCAGCAAAAAGCCAGGTGGGACGTCCGAGCCAGAAAAAACGATTTGGAGGCAACAATCTTGCTGATGGAGAGGCGTCTACAAGATCTCAGAAGAGAGCTCCGCGATGTCCAGGAAACTATCCAGAAAACAAACAAGCCGCGACGTGGCGGCGGCGGTGGTGGCGGTGGCGGTGGCGTATAAATCGTAAAAGGAGCGATCTGAATCATGTTCATGGACGACGCGGGATGGACGGACGGAACGGCCGGTGGCGGTCGCTGCCGAGGACGACGGCGAGGACGTCGTCGCGGCCGTAGTCGTGGAGCGCCGTCCAGAGGATGATGTGACCGGCCTTGCTCAGGCTCTTGCGGGCGCGCCAGCCGTGCTCGCGCCCGAGGAGGAGGGCGAGGTGGTTCTTGGTGAAGCGCTTGGCGTAGCGCTCGACCATGGCGTCGTAGGAGCCGGGACGGAATTTTTGCGGGAAGCGGATGGAGAGCTCCATGAGGAGTCCGGGGAGCTGGCGGACACGGGGCATTCTTTGTTTTTCTGATACCAAAAACAGATTTTTTTTAATCAATCTAGATCCCTGATGCTCTCCTCGATCTGTTTATTTTCGACAAGGCGCGTGAAAATCACGTTATCCATCCCAAAATATTCTTGACTGTTGAGAATCGAATACAAAGCATCCACCGGTGATTTATTGACGCAGTAATGGCGGTGTTCGAAAACGACATCGGGCATGTAATGAATGTTTTTTTTCAACCGCCCCATGTGCATCCAGAAATTATCGGAATACAGATGGGTAAGCTCCGGATGGGTCATGTATCCCAATCTTTGGACGTAGCGGCTGTCCATAACAATCATGGTGGCCAGGTTCGCTCCCTGGAGAAGATCGTTGGCGTAGACCATGGAATAGGGTGCTTCTTCTGTGAGTTTGTTGAGAAAACACACGTCCCAATCTTTGGTAAGGGGAACGTGATCGTCACCGATCATGCCGAGAAACCTGTACTCGCTGCACAGCCGTTTCGCGGCAAGGTTCAGGGGATGGACGATGCCTCGTCGATCACCCGGTGGCACGATCTCGTAGCGGAAACCCTCCACCCTCGAGTAGACTGTCTCGTCGTCCTCGTCCAGGACGATGATGGCATCGGTCAGGGTGTTACCAGAAATAGTCTGGAACCACGCGCGATGCACATCAGCGATCTTGTGCGGACGGCTCCTTGTTGGAATCAGAATCCCGATATCTCTCATTTTATATACTGTCAACTATTTATTTTAAACCGTAGGACATTTAAAACGCCCACTTTATAATTTTTTAGTTTATAAAATGGCCCATAAAACATCTGATCTTAAACTTACCGCTGTGTTGTTTTTCTTTCGTTGTCTTTCTTACTCTCTCACTGCTCCAACTTTTTTATGCTCAAGACGTTCCCTGTCTCGTTGGGTCGTTCAATGAACGCAAGATATCCGGAAAGAAAGACCAGAGTATCTGAAACGAACGAAACGTTCCATCAGTGGGGTTTCATCGACACCCACGAATCAAGATTTACACGAAGATCGGCAATGCCTACAAGGAAATGGGCGTTTTAAATGCCCGACGGTGTAAAATGATTCATTTCAGGGCTTTTTCTATTTCCGGCCTCACATGGGGTTCGAGATACAGGAATCTCATTTCATCAAAACTCGTGGGTACGGTATTCGATGCTTGATAAAGGAGATGCTTCCTGTGATAATGAGGATTCCACCAGAACTCGTTGATATTGATCCGCTTTGAGAATACGAATCCGCGTTCCCTTAATATATTTCGGCATTGTTCGTCTTTTTCTTGATTATACCCATCTAATTCGATCACTACAATATATACAGGTATTTCCCAATTCATTGTTTTGAGAACCATTAATTCACCGCCTTCGACATCAATCGATAGAAGATCAATGTATTTTACGTGAGATTTTTCGAGGATCTGCCCAAACGGTAAAGAATCCATTTCGTACTCCACCGAATTCGTATGCCAGGCTTTTCGAAAAGATTCCGTCATGGTGGCTATGGCTCCAGCGGTTGCGTCATGTCCCAAGAATCGGATCTTGCCCGCCTCATACCCAACGGCCAGCTGATAACAATCACAGTTGGGTCTGTTTTGTTTGAGTTGTGCAAACCGAGCGGAAGGTTCTATGAGCACGCCCTGCATCGAGAAC